ACGGCGGGGACGATCATGCCGACGATCCACCACAAGCAGGCGAGTACCAGGCCAAGGATGATGAGGGAGATGAGCAAACCGATGAGTGCGGACATAGGGAAGACCTCGGTCATAGGATGCAGAAATCAAGGGGCATCGTTATTTCCAAAGTTGATTCGGATGCGCCACCGTTTCAAGTCGATCACCCAATCACCGTTAATGCCTTGTACGCTTCGTGTCGTGGGAGAAGCATAGCACAGACACAAGGAAGCCCCCATTATCTAGGGGGCTCCTGCCAGCAATCGAGTGCTGGACTCCTACTCCGATCTCTGCGGCGCTCCGTCTGAGCACTACCTACAGAATTGCTGATCGTTTCGCTTACAAGTTTGCGGGGGAGTCCGAGTCGTGGTGTCTAGTCATCGAATCGAACGGGATCACTGGCTCAACCCCGCACTTGTAAGATACCACCTTCGATGGTAAATTGGAACTGTCTAGCCATCGATTATGCGAAAAACCCCAAAAAATCGGATAGAAAATATCGCGCATTCGTATGTCTCGACGCCGCTCGCGTTCGAGGCAACCCCGCGAGATCGATGGTGGTTACAGGGCCAAGGCAAGCGTCCATCCGCAGATACGGGCAACACTGGATAATCCACGGCGGGGAACGTGGACGGTGCCAGTGTTGCGAACTGCCACCGCCTGACCCCAAAGACTCTCCCGAAAGGGTTCTCCCGGGCAACGGGCTGGTAGTCGATCCAGCATGGTAGATCCGTCCCGGTCCAAAGTGGCATAGCCAAAAGAGTCGATAAAAGGTGACGGAGCCAGTGGTAGTGCCGAAGAGCCAGAACAGGCCACCCAAAGGCTAATGCCAAAGGGAATCTACCCGCATGTGTGCGACCTGACTGCTACCGCTGAGAGCACAGCCTTGCACTTGAGGCACTGGTAGAGCTTGGGCGGACGGCCGCCGGGGTGCTTCATTGGGGTTCCTTTCGTGTCATTTGCCTCCCACGGTGCAGCCAGTCCAAGACGGTACTTCGTCGTCCATAACTTCGCGGTGTGATCTCTAGCAGATCGCGTCCTGTCAGCGGCGTATTGATTTCCTTGGGATCGGGAATATGGCTCACTTGTCCCCCTGTGGCATCAGTGGCGTGTGCTGATTGGCTGTGCGGGAGTCATGCGACCACCTCCTTATCTGCGATGCGCTCAAGTGTGGCCGCGACTACGGCGCGTGTCTTATCGACGCCGTGGCCTGCTAGAACATACTTTGCCTTATCGGTGGCCGCATACTTTGAATCTTGACCGCGAACGATTGGCAAGCCTGTAGATGCTTCAGCGATGCACCACAAGCCATCCATTTTGTAGAGCATGAATTCTAGGCCATCGAATCCTTCAAACGTGACTTGCGATGCGTCACGCGCTGGTAGAAGCTGGAGTGAGATATTACGCGGCTGAAAGGTCATTAGAACTCACCCAATCCGGCGGAGACATAATCCGCCACCATTGCATCCTCATGTTGCGCGGCCAGCTTCTCACGCATGATAGAAGCGCAGTGCTGCGAGTTGCCATCCAATCCGCCGATATGACAGATGGCGGGAGTGGTACGGCTTGCAATGGTGCCGACCGGGTAGTATGTTGCGACCGCGCCAGCTTTGATTGTGCCGCCGCATGAAATGCATTCACCCGCATACTTCACTTCAATGTTGCGCGGTGTAGGTTTGGAATAGCGCTGATATCGTCTGTATCCCATCTGGTAATCGCCTCCAAGCGATGAATTGAATATATGGCATAAACTAGATTATGTCAATAACTATTTTCAAATAATCTGAAATATCTCACAACTCACACCGAATCTGCGATATACTGTACCCATCGAAGGGTCGGCGATGCGCTGTAGGGCGCGTGGTGGTGGCAATTCCAGGCCGATCTGCCCTACAATCGCGGAATGGCATCACCCGCTCCAAGGCGCACCACAGCTCGCACAGGAGCATATAACAAGGTCATCGACCTCCACCTCCAGCATCCTGGAATGAGCAAAGCAGCTATCGCCCGCCGCGCCGGGTGCCACGTCAACAACGTCAAATACGTCTTGTCTCGATACTTAGCCGGACACTCCGAAGACGATCTGCGCCAGTTCCGTGAGGATAAAGCCGAGATACTCGAAGCCGTCCAGCATCGGTTGCTTCTATCTGTCACTGACAAGAAGATCAATAAAACCAGCGCGGTACAGGCAATCACGGGCGTTGCGATCCTTGAAGATAAGATCAGGCTGGCGCGTGGCGAGGCTACCGGTATCAACGTCAACGTATTGCTGGATGTAGCTGAGGCTATGCGAGTTAGATCAAGCACGATCAATCGTTGATGTATGTGCGCACGCACGTTGCACGCACGCTATATCACGCAAATACAATGCGCTGGGTGGGCCGGCAAGCATGCTTAGTCCCGGCCCACCCCTATCCCCCTTTGAGCCGGCGGGGTGTGAAAGCGGTTCTCATCCCCTTCTCCGATTTTTCCCCCTAAAGCGATTGACTTGTAATCACGATTCTGCTATTTTGATTACATGGCGCGAGAGAAAGTGATTACAGCGATGTGTGCGGCCCGGCTGCCTGAGACACTGATCAAGCGGATTGATTCAGCGGCGGCGTCTGGCGGGGTATCGAGGGCGCAGTTCATTGCTGAGGCTTGCCGGATGCGGCTGGATGGGGACGTAGCGGATAGAGCGCCTGTTCGGGGAAGCCAGTCCACGGCGGCTGTTCTTTCTCCTGAATTGGCGGTCGCAGGTTCGAGTCCTGCCGTCTCCACTAAACCCGGCATGGCATCATCGCGGGATGGTCTTGAATGTGTTCAGTGCGGCGAGTTGGATGGTAAGCACAAGACCGATTGCCCAGCGTTGCGGGAGATATGCGCTGGGAAGATTGGTTCCAAGACGATGGCTTTCTCAGACATTCCAATCATCGTCGCCGGCGAGGGAAATATCAGGCCCATCTGCGGAAAGACCTGGTGGGAAGACGGCGAACACTACGAGTGCATGATGGACAAAGGGCACAGAGAGCAGAAGCACGGGTTGCGTGGTATGGTTAGGGTTTTGGAACCCTGACGATGGCCCGCAAGCTCCCCAAGGCGCAGAAGCTCGCATCCCCCATCGCCGGGATTCTCGACGGCTACGACCCGGCGCTGAAGGCCGAAGACCAGCCGGAAGCCCTTGCCAAGGTGGAAGGGAAGATCAAGGAGTCGATGCGGCTGTTCTTCCTGAAGATGAACCGGGCGCAGGAGCCGTTCATCAGGATCAGGAATGCGCGCGGGCGGACTCCACGGACGAGGTTGTTTGAAAGCGGCAACCAGGTCGGCAAGACGACAATAGGCGTCGCTGAAGACATCGCGCACGCAATGGGCTTCCGTCCGTGGCTTACGAAGGACGATCCCGATTACAAGATTGCGGTCAGGATACCGAACAATGGTATTGTCGGTTGCGAAGTTGCGGGACAAACTCTCGCGCAGAGAATCGAGCCGGAGTTTATGAGTCTGATCCCGGCTTACTGCTACCCGGTGACGACGCGCTACTCGGACGGTTCGATCAAGTCGCTGACATTGACGAACGATTTCAACGGAAACCCCTGCGGCTCGACCATCCACTTCCGCTCCTACGTTCAGGGCTCGGAGACGTGGGAAGGCATGGTGAGCGACTGGGTGCACTTCGACGAACCTCCGCCAAGAGAAATCCTGACGGCCTGCACCAGAGGGTTGATGAGCACCAACGGCCCCTCGTGGTACACCATGACGCCGTTGAAGGAAGCCTACATCTACGACCTACTATCCCTCCACGCCTTCAATAATGGGGGTGAAGACCAGGAGATTGCGGTATTCCGGGGTTCGACATGGCACAACTGTGCCGACTGGTGCCGGTATTGCGACCTTACGGTGCCGGAGAACTCGGACATCCCGCCGGGGACTGTGCGACCGATCGAACGCTGCCCGAAGTGTGCGCAAGCGATGGGATTTTTGCCGAGAGCGGGCATCGAGAATTATCTGAAGAAGATCACCGACCCCGACGAGCGCGAGGCTAGAGAAGAGGGAAAGTGGAAACACCTCTCTGGGTTGGTGTACAAGGAACTGGATCGAGAGAAGCATCTGTACGACGATTTCAAGATTCCAAACGACTGGATGCGGATTGAGTCCGTCGATCCGGCGGACTCAAGACCGACGCGCTGGATCTTCGGAGCGGTTTCTCCCGAAGACATCCTCGTCAACGGAAAGCAGGCCAACCGCATCTACTGGTACGCCTACCTGCTCGCCAACGGGTCGATCAACGACATCGCCCACTCGGTCAAGGTCAAACGAGCCGAGCACAACTACCGGGAACCGGAGATGGTCATTCTCGACGCCAAGTTCGGAGCGCGGACGACGAAGACCCTCGAAGGCGAGAGTTCGTGGGAAGAGAAGCTGATCGACGCGGGGATCAAGCGCATCGTTCTCAGTCACTCCGCCCCCGGAGATGTCGCGCTCGGCCACAAGGCGGTAAAGGAATACCTCCGCCCCCACTACTCGACCGTGAAGGGCAAGGAGTTTCCCGGAATGCTGTTCGCGCGCGAAGGCTGCAAGGGCGACAAAGGGCCGGTGCAGTCGATGTTCAACTATCAGTGGAAAGAAGGAACCGACAAGCCGGAGGAGGAGTTCAAGGACTTCCCCGACACCATCCGGTACGCCGCGCTTGAGCAGCCGGCTTACAGGAAGCCCGCCCCCGACATCGACCCAGACCTCGCCCGCCGGTTGGCGATGGGCGCAGAAAATTCCCGCCCTCCCGAATCTTTGCTCTATACTGGCTTGCAGATGTCGAGGTAAGGAGAACTCACAATGATGGCTAGTTTTGTACTGGGAGCCGAGAAGATCGCGCAGTTCGACATTCGCAATATCCCGCGCACTGGCGAGAAAGTCAGAATTGGAACGAAGACATACAAAGTTATCGACTCGGTTCAGATTCTGTTCGGACGGAACGACGATCACGCGATGGAGCTTGCCATTGAAGAGGTAAAGTGATGGCTCCGATTATTCCATTCATTCCTCTGATCGCCGCCGGGGTCGGTGCCGCCGCCGCCGGGGTCGCTATCGCCGATCAGCCCTCCGCCCCCACCGCGCCTTCAGCCTCAACCACGGCCACGCAGCAATCGGAAGCCGCCCAAGCCGCCGCCCTCGCCCAGGCCGACGCTCTCACCAAGCGCCGGGGCATGGCATCGACCATCCTGACAAGTCCACTCGGCGCAACCCAGAACGCGAACGTCTCGAAATCGACCCTCGGCTGATGCCAACCTTCCCCATCCTCGGCTCCGCATCCCGCTACCCGGCGGCGGAAGGTTACTCCCCGTCGAAGCTCGGCGACCGAACCGACGACGAACGTGCCAAGGACTGCGTGAAGTATCTGTTGATCCTCGCCCAGCAGCGCATCTACTGGGAGCCGATGATCGACAACATCATCCGCTACGTAAATCACGGACGGCGGGGAATCTGGGAAAAAGACCTATGGCCCGGTCAGCAAACTGGGCAGGAAATCTTCGCCGACACCGCCATGCTTGCCGCCGGAACTCTCGTAGATGGAATGGTCGGCAACATCATCCCGCGCAACCTCGCATGGTTTGCGCTCGAAATCCCCGGAAAGATCAACTTCCCCCGGCACTCCGGATCGAGAGCGTGGAACGGGCAGCGAGTCGATCAATACCCCCAGGTTCAAAAGTGGCTTCAGGACTCTCAGGAGGTGATGTACTCGGCGCTCAACCGCTCGAACTTCTACGACATCTCTCCTGAGTTCATCCGCGACGGCGCGGTCGCCGGTACCGCCCACCTCGTTATCGAAGAGGACATCGAACGCGCGGCCATCAACTTCATCGTCCCTCACTTCCGCGAATGCTTCATCGCCGAGAACCAATTCGGAGCGGTCGATACGAATTATCGCGTCTACAAAATGACCCTCCGCCAGTTGTCGCAGAAATTCGGTTACGACAAGATGTGCGCGCTGGAGCCGAGCTTCGCCAACGACTACAAATCGAACTTCCAGGCCGAGCGCGAGGTGTTGCACGCCGTTTACCCAAACGAAGATTACGTCCCGTGGCGCATGGATGCGAAGTCGAAGAAATGGGCGAGCGTGTGGGTATACCGCAAGGGTGGGAAGATGATGAACGTCTCCGGGTCGGGAGTGAACCTGTCGGGACAGGAGACGCAGCAAATCTCCGCGCGCGGCGGCTACGACTCCATGCCCATCCTCAGTTGGCGTTGGAGAAAGAATTCGGACGAAATCTACGGACGCGGCCCCGCCCACGACGCCTTCGTTTCGATTGCCCTCGACAACCAGATGGGGAGGACGAACCTGGTAACGGCGCAGCAGGCAGCCGAACCTCCCCTGATCGCCTACTCGGACATGAGGGGGGCCATCCAGCGCGGCCCGCGCGGGATCACCTATCTCGAAGCCAACCGCGGCGACATCCGCCTGCGCGCCCCGCAGCAACTCACCACCGGCGTCCAGCAGCTTCCCTTCAACGTCGAATTCCAGGACCGCGTCAAGGCGACCATCAACTCCTACTTCCACGTCGATGTGTTCAACATGATGACGGAGTTGCAGAAGCAGGGGAACCAGAGCCGCATGGTCACCGAGCAGATCATGGAGTTGCAGTCGGAGAAAGCGGCGATCCTCGGCACCCGCGTTGGGAACCTTCAGTCGGAAGCCCTCAACCCGATCATCGAGCGAGTGTTCCAGATCGAGGCGGCGGCGGGAAGAATCCCCGAAGTCCCAGACATTCTCCGCGAATCCGCCCACGGCCCCGTCTCCATCCAATACCTCGGCCCCCTTTCGCAAGCCCAGACCCGCCTGACCAAGGTCCGCTCCATTCAATCCGGCCTCCAGCTCGTCACCGCCGTCGCCCAACTCAATCCCACCTCCGTCGATGTCGTCGATTACGACCAGGCCACCCTCGAAGTCCTCGAAGCCGTCTCCTTCCCGGCCCGCTGCATCCGCGACACCAAGCAGGTCACCGCCATCCGCGACCAGCGCAACCAGCTCGCCGCCCAGCAACGGCAGGCCGAAGTGATCCCGCAGATGGCCAAGGCCGCGGCCTCGCTATCGAAAGCTCCGGAGAGTGGCTCCATCCTCAAGGAACTGATGGGAGGCGACAATGCGCCCTCCGCTTGAAACGCAGCAGATGTTCGCCAACACCTTCTCCTCCGCCGAAGGAAGAATCGTCCTCGGTTGGATATTGACAGAAGGCCAAGTCCTGTTACCATTAGACCCGAACAACGTCGAGCAGATCGCGAAATACAACTTCGCCGTTGCGATCGCGCGCATGGCCGGGGCTTTCGACAAGGTGTATCCCTACTTGGGAATCGAGGTAAGCGAAGATGGCAACAGTCAACTCTCCCGTCCTGAACCCGCCTGATTACGACAACATCCGGTGGCCCGCCAGTCAGTCCACAGGCCTGCGCGTCCCCCTCGAACAGGCCCCCGCGACGCTCGACATCAAGAAACTCTCGAACGTCAACATCGGCACCCAGGGATCGTCCAACTCCGTCACTCTGGTAGCCGGTCAGACCCTCGCCTCCGAACTTGTCGTGACGAACACGGTCAGCTCGACCACCGCCGGCACCGTGGTCTTCCCAGTCGCCTTCCCCGGACACATGTTTATCGTCTACAACAACACATCTTCGGGCTGCACGTTCGTGGTGAAGGGCCAGACAGGAATCAGCGTCGGCTCCGGCAAGCGCGCCGTCCTCGTCTGCGAGTCCATCGACATAGCCCGCGCGAGCGCCGATGTCTAGCCCGGTTGTCTTCCCGAACCTCGTCCGCGTCCGCGTAGGCATGGCCCCGCGCTCGCAGCCCTTCGACGAATCGATGGCATCTCTCCACGCGGCCATGATGTACGCGCACCAGCACGGGTTCCACGTCGTTCTTCAGAAGATCCAGGGCGGAGTCCCCGGATTCCAGAACTACGGCCCCGTCATCGTCGATTTCCTGCGCGAAGGCGACACTCATCTGGTTGTGGCGGGAGACGATACCATCTGGCCGCTCGACTCCATCGTGCGTCTGGTCGAACACGATGTCGATGTG